GCGAGGTAATTTATGGTAGACGTAACAAGTCGTAAGTATCTTGAGTCGTATTTCACAGATGAGGTTGACTCACCTGAGGATATACAAAACAAGATACTAATGGTTATGAAACAAGACGGTATCATGGAGCGTAATGAAGACGGTAAGATGACTGTATTCAAGAAGCGTCCATTACTCAAATACTTGAGGATAGCCTTTCCTAATATCAAGCCTAGTGCTAAATAGACAGCTTAATAATCTGTTTAAGGAAGACGTGCTAAAGATATGGGACAAGTACAAAACTAAGCCGTATGTCATCAAGTCTAGACAGTATGAGTCTAGGATGAGACGTGCGACCAGCAGAGTACAACGTAGTAAGACTGATATGCTCTTTGAGATACTCATGGGAGATGACCCAAGTAAACGCATGAGGTACATCACTGACTGTATTGCTAATGGGGTTAAACCTGAGTTAGATGTATAGGAAGTAAGGAGTATATATAGCTAGGGGAGACAGGGGTTTACACTAATATGGGTACTTTAAACACCTGTTTCCTTATTTAACAATAACATAGCGAGGTATTATGAATATATTTATATTAGACCGTGACCCTAAAGTCTGTGCTCAATATCATTGCGACAAACACGTAGTCAAGATGATACTAGAGACGGCACAGATGATATGCACCGTACTCAATGAGGTAGGACATGAGACACCTTACAAGTCTACACATCCTAAACATCCATGTACGCTGTGGCTTAAAGAGGCAGTGTATAACTACCTGTGGACTAGAAGTCTTGCGTACTGGCTCAACGAGGAGTACAAGCGACGTTATAACAAAACTGATAATCACAAGTCATGGGACGTTATAGAAAGCTTACCTGTATTCCCGTCAGGGTTGCCAGTTAAATTTATGACTGACTTTCCACAAGCCATGCCTGACCAGTATAAACATACTGACCCTGTCGTTGCATATCGTACGTACTACAGACAGGACAAGCGGGACTTTGCTACGTGGAAACTAGCAACACCTATATGGTGGAATGACAACACATACACATACTAACAAAGGAGAATAACTATGAGTGAACTAACAATAGAACAATTAAACAGTGACACACCAGCTAATAAATCGCCTGTCGGGTGGAATCCAGTAAGAGAGAGACACTACAAACAATTCTTAAGGACTCTTGACTGGCATGACTTCGGCAAGATTGATGCAGTACGCCGTCACATGTATGAGACTTGGATAACTAAGGGTGTACATCCTAATGACCTAAAGAAACCATATCATGTGGGTAAGAATGAAAAGGACTATGGGTCTGAGTTTTAAAGTACCCATATAAGATACCAATACACAATTAACCTAAGGAGTATACATGGTAGAGATATTTAAGAATATAAAAGAGTACGCTGATGAGTTAGACCATGAAGCAGAGATGATTAAGCTGGGTAAACAGCGAGTCAATAAGCGTAGGGTCTCTCATGTCCAGCGTGAAGAGGAGTCAGTGACCAGCTATGGTAAAGTCATGGTGGCTAATACCATACGACCACTGGCACAAGCCATACAGGACTATCTTGAATCTAATGCTGACGCTAAGGGTCAGCCTGAGAAAGCTTTTATTAAGCTAAGAGAGATAGAGCCTGAGGTGTCAGCCATGATATGTGCTAAGCATGTCATCAATACTATCACTCAGCATAAGCCATTGACGGCTACGAGTATTGCATTGGGTGGTAAGATTGAGACTGAGACATCTCTTCGTAACTTCAAGAACCTAAACCCTGAGCTGTTTGACGCAGTCAAGAATGACTTAGACAAGCGTTCATGGAACTACGCATACAAGAGACGTAAGCTTAAGGAATCAGCTAAGCGTGACAGCGTGGCTATGTGGGAAGAGTGGACTACGGAAGAGAAGCTACACACGGGCATGAGACTTATCGAGTTTATGCAGTCAGCTACAGGTATGATTGAGTTTGGACTTGAGGTTATCAATCGTAAGCGTACTAAGATAATCAAGCAGACAGCTAAGACTAGAGAGTGGATACAAAATAGAAATAACTTTAATGAGCTATTGAATCCTGAGTACCTACCAACTGTCATGCCGCCTAGAAACTGGGAGACAGTCACAGGTGGTGGATACTGGACGAAGGAGTTACCTGAACTAGACTTAGTCAAACAAAAGAATAAGTTATTCAAGCGTGAGCTAGAGAACTTTGATATGCCTGAAGTATACAACGCAGTTAACCGTATGCAGTCAACTGGCTTCAGGGTTAACAAGTTTGTATTAGATGTGATGAAGCACGCTTGGGACAATGGTATTGCTATGGGTGGTATGCCACCAATTAAGAACATGGAGATACCTAACAAGCCACATGACATTGACACTAATGAGGAAGCACGTAAGGAGTGGAAGAAACAAGCTGTCATCTGTCACACTGAGAACTCTAGGATGTTTAGTAAGAGATTACTATACGCCAAGATACTATGGGAAGCTGATAAGTTTAAAGATTATGACAACATATACTTTCCCTTGCAGTTAGACTTCAGGGGTAGAGCCTATTGTGTCCCAGCATTTCTAAACTATCAGGGTATCAATGGTGCTAAGGCACTGTTAGATTTTTCTCATGGTAAAGAGATAACCGAAGACAACAGTGGTGGCTTTTGGTTAGCCGTACACGGTGCTAACGTGTGGGGTAATGATAAGATTACTCTCGAACAGAGAGCAGAATGGTCTATGGATACCACCAATATGCAGATGTTTCGTCGCATAGTCCAAGACCCTATCGTCAATCGAGAATGGGAAGAAGCTGACTCGCCTTTTCAATTCCTCGCTTGGTGTAAAGAGTGGGTTGAGTTTCAAGATACAGGCTACGGCTATGTATCACACTTGCCTGTCTCGATAGACGGTAGCTGTAATGGGTTACAGTTATACTCGCTAATGTTACGTGATGAGACAGCTGGTAAGCTGGTCAATGTTGTCCCTAGTGATACACCACAGGACATCTACCAGCTTGTCGCTGACTCAGTAATAGAGAAACTGAAACAAGATAAGCTTGAGGGCAAGCCTTATGCACACGCATGGTTAGAGTATGGAATCAAACGTAGTACCACTAAGCGTAGCATTATGACTATATGCTATGGGTCTACGAGATACTCATGCACTGACTTTGTAGTAGAAGACTTGACCAAGCGTAAAGATAAGGGGGAAGACCACCCGTTCAAGACTGATGTATTCAAGCCAGCTATTTATTTAGCTGGAGTGATATGGGATAGCATTGGAGACAATCTGACATCAGCTCGTATGGGTATGGACTACCTACAAAAGATAGCTAAGGTTGTATCCAAAGAGCAATTACCTATACATTGGATAACACCTGTCGGCTTTCCTGTCTATCAATCTTACCCTGAAATGAAGAGCAAGAGAGTCAAGACCATGTTACTCGGAGAGGTTATCAAACCTAGAGTAAACTATGAGACTGACAAGACAGACAAACTACGTATGAGTAATGGTGTTGCACCTAACTTTGTACACTCACTCGACTCGGCAGCTATGATGAGGACAGTTAACATTGCATATGAAAATGGTATAAGAAACTTTTGTAATGTGCATGATAGCTTCGGAACTACAGCGGCAGATGTAGAGATGTTGAGTAGTGCATTGAAGGAAGCATTTATTCAAACGTTTACAGAAACGGATGTACTTAAAGAGTTTAAGGAAGATGTCAAAGCACAGCTACCAGTGGAACTACATGAAGAGTTACCTGAAGAATTAGATAAGGGTAACTTGGATATTGAGAAGCTGAGAGAGTGTGACTTCTTCTTTGCATAAAGTACCCATATAAGATAATAAACCATAATCAAGGAGATAAAATGGCACAACAACAAAATGAAAAAGTAGTAACACCTATTGGCGTTAGTCAGTATGCGTGGTTAACACAGCCTGATACTCGTTTTGATGAGAATGGACATTATAAAACTAATCTCATCTTAAAAACTGAGGACGCTGGAGAGTTAATGCAACGCATTGATAAAGCTTTGGAAACTTCTAAGGACATAGCTCAAGAAAAAGCTAAGGGTAAGAAGATTAAACAAGCTGACGCACCTTACTTTGAAGAAGTAGATGAAGCTGGTAATCCAACTGGTAACACTATCTTTAAATTCAAATGCAAAGCACAGATAGTATCTAAGGACGGCACAATCATACCTAACAAGGTTGCATTGTTTGACGCTAAGGGTACGCCAATGCCTAAAGATGTGAACGTATGGTCAGGCAGTGAGATGAAAGTCTCAGCTGAATTGATACCGTACTACACAGCTATGGTTGGTGCTGGTGTTTCTATGAGATTGAGAGCAGTACAAATAATCAAACTAGTAGAAGGCGGCGGCGGTAATGCTAAAGGCTTTGGGTTTGATGAAACAGATGGCTACGAACATCAGGAGACACAAGTTAAAGATGACATGGAGAGCACGACTGAAACGGAAACCTCTGACTTCTAAAAAAGTCGGACTTGTTTACGGCTTCAGGTCAGGACTTGAAGAACGTATTGCTGGGGAACTTAGAAGTGAGAGTGTTAGTTACGAGTTTGAAGAAACTAAATTAAAATATACTAAACCTGAGAAGCTACATACTTACACACCTGACTTCTATCTTCCTGAGCAAGACATATTCATTGAGACTAAGGGATTGTTTACGACAGCAGATAGACAAAAAATGAAACTAATTAAGGAACAGTATCCTAAACTGGATATTAGATTCTTATTCAGCAATGCTAAAGCCAAGATAAATAAACGGAGTAAGACCACGTATGGTATGTGGTGTGAAAAGTATGGCTTCAAGTATGCTACTAAACATATTCCAAAGGAATGGCTATGCGAAATCAAAGGAAAGAAACCAAGTACATAGTAGTCTGTTGTTCTCATACTGCACCTAATACAGACTGGGGCAGCAGAGAGATGGACATAGAAGGACGCAAGGAAGGGTTACTCGAAGGTGGCTTTCATAAAATAATAAGAAGAGATGGCACAGTAGAAGACGGTAGAGATATTGATTCAGCTGGTGGCTTCTTACATTACAATATGAACAGAGCCAAACACCAACCAACCAATAAAAATTCTATAGGAATTGTGTTAGTGGGTGGTAATAAAGAGGACGGCACATCCGACTGTAACTACACTCTTGAACAATTTAAAGCATTGAAGTGGACAGTAGATGATTTAAAGATGGAATACCCTGACGTTATAGAAGTCATGGGACACAGAGACATTTTTCATACAAGTGAACCTAACTTTAATGTACAAGAATTATTAAAATAAAATGGAGAAAAAATTTATGGACGCAAATGAAAAAAGAAAATCCAAATACACACAAGTAGTAGTAACACATGAAGTAAAGAGTATGCTAGAAGCTATCACTAAAGAAACATTTAGAAGTGGGTCAGGTGAGGTGGCGTTCTTAGTACACCAAGCTTACAAAAAACTACAAGATAGAAAGCCGTACGATTAAGTACCCCTATAAGAATGGAACAAAATGAAAGCACATTTCTACACCATGCACCATGTTCGTCGTGTGGGTCTAAGGATAACTTAGCCGTATACAGTGATGGACACAGTTATTGTTTTGGATGTGGATATCATACAAATGGAGAGTCAATGACAACACCTACCACCACTAAAGACACTACTGACTTTGTCAGTGGTACTGTCACCGCTCTTGCCAAACGCAAACTAGATGTCGATACGTTACAGAAGTTTGATTATCAAATAGGCACAGCTCATAAGAGACCAGTGCAGATAGC